TCGGGGGCTCCTTTTTTTTAATTCTTTATTGAGAATAATACTCATTATCAATTATGCCTTACCTATCTACTGGCTCCACTGAGCTTAAAGCTGTTAATCAGATCCTGGCGTCAGTTGGTCAGGCTCCTGTAACCACGTTGACAACTGAAGAAACTATTGTAATTAATGAGGTTGACCGTTTTACTGGTTCCATTTCAGGTACTACTCTAACCACTCAAACTGCTAACATTCCTGTTGGCACATATATTGGTGGTACGGGTGTAACTACTGGTACTTCTATTGCGGTTGCTGGTGTCGAACAGTCAACTAATCCTGTGACTTATACATATACTGTTAACATTTCACAGACTGTTTCTGAGCGGGCACTGACTCAAAATAAAGTTACAACTAGAGTTGAAACCCAAACCAACCCGGACGTTGCGATTGCACTCAACACCCTGAGAGAAGTGTCGCGTGAGGTACAGAGCGAAGGCTGGTCATTCAATACAGAATACGACTATAAAATTACACCTGATTCTAATAATGAAATTAGGATTGCAGACGATGTTTTACAGATGGACCTTAATCAAGGTTACCCTGAAAACATTGAAAAAGAAGCTATTTATCGTGGCGGAAAACTGTACGATAAAAAGAAGCATTCTTACGAATGGACTGCAGAGACTGTTTATGTAGACATTGTTTGGCTTTTTGAATGGGAAAACATTCCTGCTCCTATTCAAGCTCACATTGTTGCTAGAGCTGCTGCTATTGTTTCTAGTCGTATTATTGGTGATTCTAATCAATATCAAATCCTTCAACAAAAAGAAGCTGTTACACGGGCTCAAGCTATGGAGTACGAGTGTAATCAAGGTGACTATACTTTCTTTGGCTCACCTGATGGTGGTAATTTTTACCGACCTTACAAGCCGTTCCATACCCTGCAACGCTAATGCCAGCAATTACTCAAACAACGCCTAATTTTCTTGGTGGTGTATCCCGCCAAAATGATGACAAAAAACTTATTAATCAAGTAACAGAGTGTGTTAATGGGTACCCAGATCCTACTTATGGTCTGCTTAAAAGACCTGGTATGGAACACATTAACGTGTTAAAAAAGGCTAATGGCACAGCATTTACTAAAGCTGAGTTAGCTGGAGCAGCTTGGTTTTTTATTGATCGAGATGACGCTGGTTCTTATATTGGCGCAATTAAAGGTTCCGATATTTTTATCTGGACTAAAGAAGATGGGACTTTTTGCACAGTAACAAATAACGGTGCTTCTTATCTTACTGGAACAAAACAATCTGATTACCATTTTCGGAGTGTTCAAGATGTAACTGTTGTTACTAACAAAACTGTAACAGCAGCAATGCAAGCAAACGGTACGTTTGTTTCTAACTCTGTTGGTACACTAAGGCTAACTTCATTAAATGATGGTCTAAAATATAGTGCAACAATCCAAGGTCTTACAGCTGAAGCCACTGCTCAAAGTTCTACTACATTTGATGACTTTCTAGTTTACAACAGCAGTAGCGTTGATAATTCTCATCATTTAATTGATGCTATTAAAAATCTTATTGACACACAGCAGGCAGCTAATAATGCTAATTTTAGCGGCGTGTGGTCCTTAGAAGCTTATACAAACAGCCTTGTTATTAAACGTACTTCTGGTACTAACGCTGTTGTTACAGACTACACAGCACCGACAGGAACACCCCTAGCGTTTACATTAGAGGCTAAAGGCGGTCTAGGTAATACTTCTCTTGAATCTTTTCAAGATAGTGTAGCTGATGCAAGTGATGTACCTGCTGAATCTTACAATGGACATCACGTTAAAATCTTAAATACAAGTTCTGCTGACGATGATTACTACCTTGAGTACGAAGCATTTAATGGTACTCGCGGTAAAGGTTATTGGAAAGAAACTATTGCTAGAGATGTTTCTCCAGGATTTAACGGTGCTACCTTGCCCCACCAATTAGAAAATACTGGCGCAACTACTTTTACTTTCAGACCTGTAACTTGGACAAACAGACAAGTCGGTGATGATAATAGTAGTCCAGTGCCGTCATTTATTGGAAACAAAATTACATCAACTTTTTTCTATAATAATAGATTTGGTGTACTTTCCGAGGATAATGTATTCCTTGGCGTTGCAAACGATTCTTTTAATTTTTTTGTTAGATCCGCACTAACTCAAGTAGATTCAGATCCTATTGATTTGAATGTTGCAAGTATTAGACCTGTAACTTTGAATGACGTGCTGCCTTCACCACAAGGTCTGCTTCTGTTTAGTGATAGACAGCAGTTTCAAATGTACTCTGCCAGTGCTACAACTCTAACACCTAAAACAACTGTAATCAGGTCTATCTCAAACTATGAGATGGCTTCTACTATTTCACCTGTTGATATTGGCACTACCACTGCTTTTGTTAATACTGTACCTGGGTATGCAAAATTGTTTACCTTACAGTTGCGGGAAATTGAGCAAAGCCCTTTGGTTGTAGATATTAGCAAAACCGTATTGGAATGGATTCCTGACACTGTTGATAGCTTGACAGTAAGTTCACAAAATTCTGTTGTAATGCTTTCTGACCGTGATACTTCTTACATGTATTTGTACAGATTTTACAACAACGGTGAAAAGGATTTGTTCCAAGCATGGGTTAAGTGGCAATTAATTGGTACAATACAGGCTGCTGATATTATTGACGACAACGTTACCGTTGTGTCTCAACATGGCGATGAATATACGATTGGTAGAATTACACTTGACCAAATCCCAACTGGTGACGTTGTTGCTACTGCTACCAGTATGACAGGCAACCCATGTTTGGATATGGCTACACGTCCTGTAAAACCACATTCTTCAGTTGATGCTGTAGTGTATGATGAGACAAACGATATCACCAAAATCTATGTACCTTACACACCCATAGATAGCAAAGATGCTGTTATGTTTTTGTCTGTGCCTCAAGCTGATGTAGGTACAACAGCAGTTATTGATGCTGATGCAGGGTACTACACTTCTGCTGTAGAACGAGTTGAATCAGGTACAGGTTATAATTATTTTGAAGTAAAAGGTAAATTTACTGGTTATGCTGACGGTATTATTGTTGGATATGGTTACAATTTAGATGTAACACTACCTAAATTTTACTACAGACCGGAACCTAATGAAACTGATTTTACTGCTACATTGACTATTTCAAGGGTTAAATTTTCTGTCGGCAGAACTGGTGCTATTACTTTTAAAGTTAAAGCTGATGGTTCTAATGAGTGGAAACTTGTAGAACATACAGCAGACAGCGATCGTTACTTGGCAGACAGCAACCCTGTTAAACTTGAGCGGCAATTTATTGTCCCCATCCATCAACGTAATACTAATTTTGAACTTAAAGTGACAAGTGATTTTCCATACCCTGTATCGTTGGTGTCAATGATGTGGGAAGGTAACTATTCCCCACGATTTTATAGGAGGGCTTGATGTTTAATCCAAAAGAAAATTTACTGGATCAACAGCTTGCCGAGTCAGGTCTGGAGATGCAGTTCTTTAAAGATTTGATTACTGGCGGTGCCCATAGCCGCAATAAAGCAGCTAAGAAAGCTGAAAAGAAACAGCGGGAACATAATGAAAGACAAGCGCGTATGATTAACGCGCATAACGATAAATTAGATGCTGCTGATAGAGAAAACTATCATATAATGCGTGATTTCTCGCATGAATCTAATATGCGTAATTGGGAGCGTGGTAAGGAAATCCAAGATTTTCAATACCTATCTCAATTAAAACAGTTCCAAAAAAGCACAGCTATTGGTAATGCACAGATTGGTTTAAACGCTGAAGCTGAAGCATTAGGTATTGCGGGGGAACAAGCTGTTATTGAAGAAGCTTTTATTCAACAGCAGTTTGAGCATGATGCATCAATGGGTAATCTCAAAGAAGCATATACTCAGGGTATGTTTGATCGGAAAGATCAACAGTTACAGTTGATGGGTATTAAAAGCAAACAAAAGTTTGGCATCGCAAATATACTAAACGAGTTAAACCAACAAGAAACTCAAAATGCTTTGCAGAAGCAATCAACTATGATTGACAGTTTGGTTGCTCAAGGTACTACCCAACTAGGTCAAGCTGGTAAATCAACAGCTAAAAGCACTCAGGCTAATATGGCTGCATTGCAACGTAATCTAATGGCACTTGACACTGAAATGTCTGGACGGCGTGTATCAGCTCATCTACAGATGGCTGAACTTCAAGCTGACTCTTCTCTTGCTGAAATGGGTGTTGGTATTAATTTGGAAAGAATTGATAACGCTATTGCAAATGCTGAAGATACAGCTGAAGCTAACCTTGAGATACAACGTGCAAGCATGGAAAGTAAAATTAACCAAGCAGAACGTAACGTAAGTCAAATTAGATTGGAGCGTAGGTTTGCTGATGTAAATACCAGAGCAGGTATGATGATTAAACCAGCACGTCTACCTTATGACCCTGTTCCTAGGAAACCTCCAGAGCGCGTGTTTGTTGATCGGATGCAAGCTATTCCTGGATTTGTACCACCTGCTGCACAAGAAAACCTTTGGGCTGCTGGATTTAATACTGTCGCAAGCGCTGTTAGCACTGTTGCTACCGGTGTTGGTGCAGTAAATGCTATTAACCAGGCAGGTGGTCTTGGCGCAATGGCAGGTAATCTATTTGGCACTGGTACCAATGTAGCCGCTAATACCACACAAGGATTATCAAAAGCTGCACAAGCTGGCTGGCCGACAATGCGGCTCCCCTGACTTTATAAACATTAAACTATGGCACGTATCCAATATCAACCCGCTGCACGCAGTCGGGGATTTGCTCCACCAAAACTAAGTACAGCGGC